CGGAGGCCGTGAAGGGCCTGCTCGTGCGCGAGGAGGAGGGCCGAGAGGGTGAGGGGCGGGAGGGGGGCGGGCATGGGCTAGGCGGCGCGGCGGACCTTGTAGACATTCTTGCTCGTCATCCCGCCGACGGCGTACTCGACGGGCTTGGGGGGCGCAGCGGCCTTCGGCGTCCCCGATGCCTCCGCCTTCAGGCTGTTGAAGTGCGCCGCGGCCACCGATCCAAGCTTTCTGGAGCCCACCTTGGCACTCGGGGTGCCGTCTTTCCGTGTCCTCGCGCCAGCGCCTGCCATGGTCGTCGTCTCCTGAGCCCAGCCTACCCCAACGGGATGGCCACCTGAATCTGTTTCAACGCGTCACCCGCGCCGATGGGGGTCACGTCAATCGCGACCATCCCCGTTCCGCTCACGTTGTCGCTCTCGATCGTCACCCGTACCCGCGCCACCCGGTCATCGGCCCGCATCGCCGACTCCGCCCGGCCCCTGAGCGGGAGCAGCCCCTCGATCGGTACGTCCACGAACTCGTCCGCGTGGATCCCGTACTCGGGCGCCCAAGGCAGTCCGTTCGACGTAGCGCAGCGCCGAAGCGCCGCCTCCAGCGACACGACCCCCGAGATCGTCAACAGGTCGCCCTGTCCGTCCTCCACGAAGTCGCCGCCGTCGAACAGGATGTCCCTCCCATAGAGCAGCTCGTCCAGCTCGCTTACCCCGCCCGACTGGAGCCCCGGCGAGGGGAGGATCTCCCCGTAGTAGGCGATGGCCGTCGAGGGGTCCGGCGTCGTCGACAGGTCGGCCGCCGGCACGCCCACGGCCGAGAAGGTGTAGCGCTGGCCCCTCACGAGGTCGGCGCCCATCTGTAGTTCGACCACCGACGGGGAGCCGGAGACAGCGAGGGCCGCGACCACGGTGGGCGATGCAGCCTCGCCGCTCACGCACACGACGGTGTAGTAGGCCGTCGAGGTGAACGCGCCCGCGGCGAGCGGGGCGGAGAAGAGGAGCCGCACGCGCCGCTCGTGACGGATCTGGACGTTGTTCAGGGCGATGGCCATGGGTCAGGGCTCAGTCGAGCGGGCACCAGAACGGGATCGTGATCGTCGGGAACACCAGCACCGGGAAGGGGATCGGCGGGGGGAACGAGAGGGAGGGGAGCGAGAACGAGAAGGGGAGCTGAAAGCGGCATTCCGTCGGCGGATCTGCCGCGAGCGCCGCTGCATAGGATTTGTAGAGCTTGCCCATGGTCGCGCCCTCACTCCAGGGGGATCAGCACGTCGGCTGCCGGCCCCTTGGTCGCCGTCGCCGGGTCGTTGGGGTTGGGAGTCGTCTGGAGCCCGTCGCCCGCGGCGCCCGCCCCTACGCGCGCCTTCGCGTTGCTGGCGAAGTAGGGCACGAAGCCCGCCGCGAGCGCCGTCGAGGAACGCGCAGTCTCGCGGAGCGCAATCAGCCGCGCCGCCTTCATCCCGTCGATGTCCGCCGTGTTCACCGGCCGCGCCGCCGAGTAGGGGAAGGCGGTGTCGCCGAGGACGGGGACCGTGGGGAGCACGGCCGCGAGCGATGCCGCCTGCGCCGTGTAGAGCGCGAGCGCGAGCCCTGAGCCCGTCGCCGTCTCGTCGTCCGCTACCGTGACCGTGCCTGCTACCAGTGCCATCGCCTCGCCTACCTCACCCGCTCGTGAACACGGCTTTGCTGGCCAGCGCCGCCATGGAGGGCCCGGGGCCGACCATCACCGCAAGCGCAGGGTTGGGGGCCATCCCCAACCCGAGCGAGGTCGCATAGGTCAGGTTGATCCCCTTGCCCATGACGGACACGTCGCCGCTCGACATCCACCGGCCGCCGCAGTTTCCGAGGCCATTCAAGACCGAGACCTCATCCTGATCGAGCGCCACGCGCGCGACCATGGCGCCGTTCCCGTTGATCGTCGTCAGCACGACCTTGCCCTCGTGCACGACCACGCCCGAGCCCGTCGAATCCTGGAGCCTCGCTCCGCCCTCGGGCGCCACGGCCACCAGGTTGCCCGCGTCGTCGCGAAGGGTGATCGATCGCGCCTTGATCACGAGGTCGTAGCCCGTGAAGTCGAGCTTCGCCGTGGTCTCCGCGAACTGCTTGACCGGCGAGGGGCCCACGCACCCGATCACCACGCCCGCGCCCGGTGTGCCAGTGAGCCCCCCAGGGAAGACCACGACGCATTGCGTGCCCCGGACGGGGATCCACCACATCGGGAGCATGATCCGGACGATGTACTGGAAGCCGTTGGCGAAGCCCTTGTCGCTCTTGGGCCGGCCCACGGGGTGCCCTTTGAACAGCGTCACCCGCAGGAAGGTGTTGCCGTCGTTCGAGGCCGTTCCGAGGTCGTACACCTCGGCGTCCTGGTCCCACCCGACCGTGGCCAGCTCGCACACGGTCTGCGTGAAGTCGTCGGCCTTGCCGAACAACTCCGCGTCGGAGAGCGGAAGCGGCGAGCCGGGATCGTCGAAGGCGTCGTTCGTGTCCATGGCGAGAGGCTAGCCCTGCGGAACCTTCGATGCCGCCTTGCCCGCGGCGCGTTGGACGGCGGATGCAGCCATCCCCGCGGCGCGGGAGGCGAGGGCGCCGAGCCCGCCGGTGTTCGATCGGGAGCGGGCGCCGCCACCCTTGGCGGGCTCGCTGGCCTCTCCCTTGGTATGGGGGGCACGTTTGGCCTTGGCTGGCCCTGCCTGGCCCTTGACGTGGCGCGCGGGGGCCTTGCCGGGCTTGCCCTTGGGCGCGCCGCCGGGGCCCGCTGTCCAGCCCGACCCCTTCGCCAGTGCGGCAGCCGCGGCGCCCGCCGTGCGGTGCCCGCCTTTCGCGGCCACACCGCCGCTGCCCCGGGCCATGGCCTTGGTGGCGGTGGAGAGGGTGACGGCCCGCTTTGCCCGCTCCTTCGCAGCGGCAGCCGACCACCCCGAGGGAGGCTTCGCCGTGGAGGCCGCCCTGGCACGAGCAGCGGCGGCGACCCATCCGGGCGGGGGACGCACGCCAGCCTTGCCACCGGCCGCCGCAGCAGCAGACCAACCCGGCGGCGGCTTCGCCTGCTTCAACTCGCGCCGAGAGATGAGGGGATTCGCCCGAAGGCGCTCCGCGGTCTTGTCGCGCGCCATCGCGGGCCCTGGTTTTGCGGTTCGTCCTGCGCCAGCCATGTCAGTCGATCTCCAATTCCATGTCCACCTTCTTGGTGGACGATGCCGATCCGCCGCTCTCGATCTTGTTACAATACTGGATCGAAACCTGGAAGCTACCACCCTCCTCAGTCACGCTGAATTCCACCGTCAGCCCCTTCACGTAGAACTCAGCCCGCGTCGAGACCAGCGCCTCCAGGTTACCGGCCAAGAGGCGCGCCACGTCTCCCGAGTAGCCGCGGCCCACGAAGTAGAGAATCCGATCGTTGCGTGTCGGGAGGGAGTCGAGGATATCCTGCCCCGCCCAGTCGGCCTCGTCGATCTGGATCACCACGGTGTCGCCGGAGCGCAGGGAGAGCACGTCGTAGGTGCCCGCACGGTCGGCGCGGTTGTCGTCGGCGCCCTCGGTCTCCACCAGCATCTCGGCCGTGGAAATCGAGCCCGTGAACTCTTGCCGGCTTCGCTGGAGGTAGACCGTCTTGGCCAGTTCGAGCAGGGCATCGGGGTCGGTGATGCCTGAGAATTGGAAGGTGTCGCGGTGCTCGCCCGCAGCGGGGTCGGGGGCCTTGCCCTTGCTGCCACCGTGTCCGCCCTGGCCCTTGGCCACGGGCTTCGCGATCTTCCTGTTGAGCCGCTTGTCCCCCACGGGCGGCCAAAGCGCCTCAATCGTCGTCCCGCTCACCGGGTCGAATGAGGTGATCGCGACGCCCTTCCGCTCGAAGTTGTTCGAGCGCTCCTCATTGAAAGTCAGGATGTTGTGGCCCCAGAGGAACACGGGCCTGTTGCTGCCGGTGAAGAGGTCGAGCGCCGTCGTGACCACCAGCGCCCCGCGGTCCCAGTAGCTAATGAGGCCCACCGACCCAACCACGTCCTGCCAGATCCCCCACGCATCCTTTTTCGGGTCGACATGCACCCGCGCCCCGGCCTTGCGGAAGCGCGGCGCCGTCGCCTTGCCCAGCACAGGCCCTGGAGCGTCGAGCCCGCGGAACTCGATCGCGTCTGCCAGTTCGGAGACCGGGTTGAGCCCGTCCTCGTCCTCAAACCCGCTGATCAACGTCACCCACGCATCCGCGACCGTCTGATCCAGGCGCGGGATCCCCTTCGTCGCGAATGGCTTCGCCTGGATAAAAAACGATGTGTAGTCGAGGAAGTGCGCCTCGACGGCCATCGCACGATCCCCGCCCCCGTGCCGCTTCGCGGCCGTCATGCGCCCGATAAAGCGCAGGTCCTCATCCGCAGGCGTCCACAGGTCCTCGTCCCCTTCGTTGCCCACGAAGAGGGAACCAATCGCAGTGGACAGGATGCGCGGATCGATCCCCGCGTCGTGCCAGTCGAACACGGCGCGCAGTTCGTCGGCATGCGTATGATCGTTGACCGTCAGGTTGAACGACTGCACCCGTACCGGGAACGAGACGGGGTTATCCACGTCGTCGCCGCTCCCCGGAAGGGTAAGCTGCATGAAGGCGCGGGGACGGTACAGGCGGCCCATGGTGCGCCCCTAGACCGGGATCCTGATCGTGGTGCCCGGCGCGGGCGGACCGCCCGTCAACCCGTTCGCCACCTGCAACTCCACGGCCCGATCGGGCGAGCCGTAGAAGGCCGAGGAGATCGACTCCCACGTGTCACCGGCCTGCACGGCGTAGGTGGTGCGCGTCTTCCCCGCTGCGGCAATGCGCGCGGCTCGGTTCGCGGCGGCTGACGTTGCGGCCATCTGCCGCATCGAGTCCTCGACGCTCGCCTGCGAGGCCCACAGTTTCATGTTGTTGTCGGACGCCTCGCGCACTACGGCATCCGCGGCGGAGAGCGAGGTGATCGCCTCTTGCGTGATGACGCACGCGGTCTTGATTGTCGTAGTGAGGGTCGCGATTTTGTGAAGCTGGCCCAGCGTCGCCTTGGAGAAGTCGGAGATCCCGTTTGCGGCGTTCACGAGGTTGCCCACGGTCGATTGTAGCGCGTTCGTGAGGCTATCCGCCAGGTCGAGGACGGAGCCGCCTAGTTCAACGTCAGGGGGCATTACGAGGTCAATAGCGCGCACCCATCCCTCGATAAGGGAAGTGTAATCGTCTGGCGCACGGCGCTGGACCTTCGTCACCTTCCGATCGGCGAAGTCGTCCACGTCCACGTCGAGGGTGAGCTTGTATTCACACTCCCCCGTCGACTCGCGCCCCGGGCTGAACTTCGAGATGAAGCCCTGTACGCTGATCACGTTCGCCCACGTAAAGCGCACCCGTTGCTGATCCTTGACGAACTGCTTGATCTCCTCGATCTTCTGCGTGCAACCACCGGCCCCGCCAAGCTCCCGATCCCGGAGGCGCCCCTCAAACTCCAGGCTCTCATACTTGACGCCGAAAACGTGGCGCGTCGGCGCATCGTCGGTCCCCGGGTAGTAGACGCGCGCTTGGCGGGCCTCGATCCCGTCGTGACAGACCACCTTTTTGTAAGGCCTGCCAGACGGCGCGGACCACCCGCTCAGTTCAAGCGTGCGCTTGGGTCCGGCGAGCTGAACGAAGCGGACGAAGGCCATGGCTCATCGGTTCCGTGCGGTGAAGTCGGGGGCGTAACCCGACGATCGACGATTGGAGGACAGTCGCGCGATCTCCGAAGCGGCACGGCGGGCGATCTGGCCCGGCGCCTGGTTGCTGGAGATGGTCATGGAGACGTAGACGTTGGTGTGCGAGCCGCCCGCTGGAGGACCCTTTTTCTTCGGGTCCTCGGCTTTCTTTATCGCTGTCACGCCGGTTGCTGCGAAGGCCTGAGCGTACATGCCAAACGTGGCCATCGTGCCCGCGTTCACATCGTCGAGGGTGTCTTTCTGGGTCCGCCTCTTTATGCGCTCGTAGTCGTTATGCGCCTCGACGGACAGAGAAAAGAGCGCCGCGGCAGCCTCACCGCTCGCGTCGGTCATCTGTTGCAGCGCATCCCTGAATGCTTCACCAGCCGTGTCAATCTCCCCATCCTTCGACCACTTCGCGAGGTTTTCGACCATCGCGTTGGTGTTGTTCGTCTGAATGACCGTGGCCTCTTTGACGGCATCGGTATACTCGCTGTACACCCTGTACCCGGCATAAGCAGCCGCAGCCGCAGCCGCGAGGATGAACAGCGCCGAAGCCGCCCCGGCCAGCCCCGGCAGAAGCGCCGCAAGCCCGCCCTCTGCTCCCGCGACTCCGCCCGCTAGCCCGCCCGCGCCGCCCAGCGCCCCACCAATGCCGCCCAGGCCCGAGCCGATGCCACCGCCCGCCTGCGCAAACGCCCATCCCGCCTTGGCAACGCCCCCCACGGGCCCGCCCGCGTCCATCAAAGCCCCGCCGACCTTGATCGCGGCATAGAGCTTCAGGGCGGTGATGATCTTGTCGATCGTTCCGGGGTCGGAGAGGATCTCTTTCATCTTCTCCCCGAAGGCTTCGAGGTAGGGCTTGGCCTCGATGAAGATCCCCTTGAGCCGGTCGTAAGCGTTCTCGGCGAAGGTGATGAACGCTGGGCCGTACTCCAGCAAGACCAGGCGGCCCTTGTCGAACCCGTCGCGAATCAACTCACCGACGGCGTTCGCGTAGTGCGTCACCGTGCCCTGGTTCTCGTCAAACCATTTGTTGATCTCGGCCAGCGCCACCTTGCCCTTCTCAAACAGGGGCTTGCTTGCCTCGACGCCGAACAGCTTCATGTTGTCGATCGCCGTGCTGCTCTGCGCCTCGAACGAGGAGCCGAACGCCTGCACCGCGCCATCGTACTTCGTGAGCTGCTTCTCAAGCGCCGCGACGCGCTCCTCCGGCTTCAGGCCCCGAAACTTCTCCGCCTCGGCGCCGGTGATGCCGAGCCGTGTCGCGAACACGTTATGTCCGCCCACGCGCCCCTCCAGCGCTTGGCTCAGCTCGCGCCCCACCATGTCCGAGCGCAGCCCCATGACAGCGCCCGCGGCCATGGCACGCGAGGAGAACTTTTCGAGCGACTTCTCGTCCATCCCGAGGTTGAAGCCCGGCGTCGCGATGGTGCGGAAGATCCCGATCAGGTCCTGGAACTCACCAGGAAGCGCCGCGGCATCCTTCCGCATCGAGGTCATGATCGAGGCGCTCTTTTCGAGCCCCGTGCCGATATCGGGCACCTGCCCTGCGGCCTGGAGGATCGAGGCGATAGACATGGTGGTCTTCTCAAGCTCATTGTTGAGCGAAAAGGCCCCATACATCAGGCCACCAAAGGCCGTCGTCGCGCCGAGCGTGGCAAGCCCCATCCCGAGGTCAACCACGCTGTCCATGACGCCCGTGAAGGCGCCGACGATGCTACGCCCAACGTCGAGATAGGACGAGGCGAGATCCTTCGAGGCTGCCGTCAGGCCCCCCATGCTCTTATCGAGCCCGGCGACCTTGCCCGAGGCCTCTTCGATGCCAGCGTTGACAAGGCTTCCCTTCGTCGCAAGCTCGATCTCGACCAAGTAGGTAAGGTTGGCAGTCATATCAGACAGGCCCCGCGTAAGCGATGCTCACGGCGTTGTCCGCGAATGTGTAGTGCGTCAATGCGGCGCCGCCCGTGGGCTGTGCAGGCTCCGTCAACGGCTCGCCCGCCTCATCCCGCACCGCCGCGGCAGAGCACGTCAGCACCCGCTTGTGGGCCCGGGAAACGACAGCGCGAAGGGCGGCCGTGCGCCACACGTACCAGTCGGGCCGATCGTCGAAGTAGGCGCGCAGCGCGGCGTGGATGGCGTCGGTGATCTCCGAGGTATCGGTGAGGTAGGACGTAGCCCGGAGGACCACGGTCAACTCCACCCGAACGATCCGGTTGAACACGGCCGACGCGGCGACGCGGCAGCCGAACCCTTTCCATGTATCGGCAATGACGGCCAGCACATCCCCCGCCCATGTCACGCTCTGCGCCCAGCTCGCGTCGACCGGATAGACGTAGCTCGTCCCCGTGGTGAGATCGTCACGCGTGACTGTGCGCGACGCGCCGACCGTAGCAAGAGCGCCAGCGTCGAGAGCGAGCGTCGTCGGGCCCGCATTCCCGCGAACAGCAGCACCGGCCGCGCGGCGCAACTCCGGGTCGGATTGACCATCGCTGCCGCCCGCGGCCAGGAGCACCGCGGTCCTGAGCGGGAGCGTTGCGCCAGCGTCGAAGAGGACGGGCGTCGAGATGACACGGGCTGGGCCCCCTCCGATCCAGAGGGGGAGATTGGACGATGCGCCGGTGCGCGTGGCGCGGACTGGTACGCGCGCAGTCTGTGCTCCCACGTTGACAGGCACGTCACGAAGAGCCTCGTACTGCCCGCCTGCTACTGGCGGAACCGCGTTGGGGTCTGGCTTGATTGACCATGTTGCCCCCTTGCGCACGCTACCGGCCTTCGCCTCAAGCGCAACGTGGAGGTTGAATGCCTCCAAGCACGCATTCGCGACGTTGATCACCGACTGCCGTGCGGCGGCAGAATTATCGTTGAACGTCGCAACGGGATCGTTCGCAAAGGCATCGTCCGTCGTGATCCCATTGAGCGGGTCGGCGTCTTTGTGCCAGGCTCCGCCGGCGAAGTGGATCGCGGTGAACGCTTTGAAGTAGTTGACGTATGCGACCCACGCGCTCATCGCGGTCACGGCGGGATCGAGCGCGGGCACCGCATCGGGCAACGGGGCAGCCGATACGTGCGCCCCGAGCCCCGTCGCGGTGTCGAAGATGTTGACCGCGTGGATCGAGAACTGCGCTTGCAAGCGGACGAGCAAGGGGCGCACGGCATCGCCGTCGGTCGCTACCGGCCACACGGCCGTGTCGTCGGCGCGGTAGTGGACCACCGTCCGCACCAGCCCAGCCTCCCCCACGGCGCGCAGTGCCCCCACCGATCGAGCCGTCTCATACTCGCTTGCCGCGAGGTCTGTCAGCGCGTCGCCCGCCGAAAACGGCAAACGGGCGGCAAGTGCCTCTTGCACCAGCCGCCCGCGGAGGACGCGAAATTGACCCGTCTGTCCAGCGATCAGATCGCCGTAGCGCCCGGCCACGACATGAGGCGCCGCCGTCGGGCGCACCTCCACCAATCGGTCGACCATGGGGCCGATGACATCGAAGGTCGAGGGGATCTGCGAGGGGGGAGGGGTTGCCATCGGGGTCGCGCGCTACGGGTCGGACGGGTCGGGCAGCCCCAGCGCCGCTTGGTCAGACGGCTTGGCGTAGTCGTGCTCGATCCAGTGCTGAATGGCGAGAGAGAGAAGGGAGCGCTCGAACCGGGTCAAGCGGCGTCCGAGGAGGGAGGAAATGTCCTGGTGCCCGTAGCGCGCCAGAATCGCGAGGTCGAGCCATTCAGCTCGCACGTCCTCCCAGTAGGGTGCGCTCAGCCCCCGGAGACCGCCAGCGCTTTTCCCATGATGGCCTGCGCCTCGTCGATCCGGGCCTCGTACTCGTTCCGGTAGGCCACGCCGAGGACGGCCGCATCCTTGGGCGTGAACAGGCGAGCGAAGCTGTTGGGCTGGCCCTTGATCCCCAATTCGAGGGGCGTACAGGGGACCCAGCGGGCGGACTGGAGCGCGGTGAAGGCGGCGCCCTCGGCCGCGGCGTCCCCGGCCGTCCGCGCCTTGCTGGCGCACTCGGCGAAGGCAGCGGCGAGGAGGGCAGGCGCGTCGCCGTCGCCCCCTTGGATGCGCTTCTGGAGCGCGGCGATCTGCTCCTGGTAGGCGTCGGTCGTCGCCTTGATGGCCTGCGCCCGTGCGGCGGCAGCCTCGGCCTTGCCGGTATCGGGTGCCGTCACCGCGGCGATCATGCGAACCAGCGCCCCGCGCTCCTTCAGGCCCGCGAAGCGCCGCGCGTCCTCTCCCGCATCCCGCGCCGCGGACATGCTCACCTCGTCCACCGCGTCGGGGTCGAGGGGACGAAGACGCACGCCGCGCCACGAGTAGCCCGTGTCGCCGGTGAGGTGGATCTGCTTCAGGTCTTCGTGGGCGCTGTTCGTCATGGGTGCGGGTGGGCCTCGTGCGCCGTGGGACGGGTCAGATCGAGACGGACTCGAAATAGCGGGCGCGCAGCGGGTAGTTGAGCATGGATCGCTCCGTCCGGCCACTGGCGTCGAGCTTCCATCCGCCGAGCGACACTTCCTTGGCGATGAACCCCGTTTTGGGGCCCGCTCCGCCGCGCGGCGTGAGCACCACGGCAAAGCTCTTCTGCGTCGGCGTGCCGTTGGCGTCGTCGTTCACCTGCTCATCGAGCAGGGCCTGGATCTGCTTGGCCGTCGTGACGAAGGTTGCCGCGTCGATGGTGAAGAAGTTCGTGATCGCGTCGAGTCGCGAGCGGTCCTCCCCGAGCACGTCGTCCGTCACGTCGGTGACGTTGCGGGTCACGCTGAACGACTTGATGTCGAACTCCGCGACGGGCGTGCCATTGATGAAGAACGAGAACTTGAAATCTTTGCCGGTGGCGTGCGGGACGGTGGCCATGGGTGCTCCTGGGTGGGGGTCGGCGAGGGCGCGAGGCTAGAGGGTCGACTCGATCTTGACGCTCTCGCCGATGGAGACGGAGAGGCCGATCCGGGACATGGCAGCGCTGGTCTGCACGTCCGCCGCGATGGTGAAGTTACCGGCCTGCACGTCGGCCTCGGTGTTCGATGCCGAGATGGGCGCCACGGCGTAATCCTTGATGTGCGGGTTGTGGTTCGGGTCGCTTGCCGCGGCCTTCTTCAGGCCCCCGAGGAAGTCCTCCACGGCCATCTTGATCGGCTCCTGGTTGGCGAGCACGTTCGGCGCATCGACGAAGGTCCCGAGGCTGTCGACCATGGCCTTGACGATGTAGATCGCCATGCGCGTGCGGGTGAGCTGCCCCGTCGTCGGGTCGACCGGATAGTTGCTCACCACGGCGCTCTCGAAGGCGAAGCCGCCGCTGCTCATCTTGACGATGGTCGAGACGCCCGCGGAGGTGTTCCCGCCCGCGCTGTCGCCGCGGTAGGCCTCCAGGTCGACGACGCCCTTGAGCATCGAGCGCACCTCGCTGTCCTTCCACGCCATCGAGGTCGACGGGGAGAGCTGCGAGGCAACCGATGCGGCAAACGAGGCCGGCGGCACGAGGCGCTTGGTCCCGTCCACGCTGTCGCGCACGTAGACCCACGGGTCACAGTAGACAAGCTGCTTGCTCTGCATCGTCGCGGCGTCGGTGCGGGCAAGGGCCGCGGTGAGGCCGCTGTTGCCGTTCGTGTATCCGATGCGGTCGCCGCAGAACTCGACGTGCGCGAGCAGGCCAGCGTTGACGGTGGCGCGGATCGTGTTACCCGGGTCGTCGGTCACGACGTGCCGCACGTCGGGCCAGCCTTCGAGCAGGGCCATGCCCTTATCCGCGGTGCCAGGCGTGCCCACGTAGTCGGCGGAGACGATGGCAGTAGACGTGCCGCCCGCGAGGGAGCCAGAGCCGTTGATCGGCCGGCCCGTGATGGTCTTGGTGATCGAGCCGAACAGGACGCTGTTCGTGAAGTCGAACGTGGAGTCCGCTCCGGTGCCGCTGAAGTTGATGTTGTCGACCGTCTCGGTGGTCGTGCCGCTGGCGCCGGTGATCGAGAGTGTCAGCTTGAAGTGACCCACGGCGGCGTCGCTGGCGTCTGCCACGGTCCACGTGATCGCGTTGCCGCTGGCGCCCGGGTACTTGGCCGTCACGGTGCAGATCGACGCCGGCACCGCGTCTTGCAGCGCCTTGAAGGCGTTCACCGGCGAGGCGCCGACGATGCGGACCAGGCGGAGCGAGGGGAAGGCCTTCCCCGTCATCGCGAGGTAGGCGGAGCCCGTGTGGTCGAAGCCCGGCGGGCCCATGTGCTTGAGCGCGTCGCCGATGTCGGCCGGCTCGTAGACGCTCCCGACGGGGCCCCATGGGAACTGGCCGACGATGGCCACGACGCCCGTGCCTTGCGCCGTGATGACGGGCGGGGGCTTGCGCTCAATGGCGAAGACACCATGGCGGGTCTGCGTGGCGAGGGTGGTTGCGAAGAGAGGGCTTGCCATGGTCGATCAGCTCCCGGAGAGGGTGGTTGCAGCGGCGGTGAGGGTGGCGGTCTTGGTCGGCGTCCCCGCGGGAGCGGGCAGGCTGGGCGAGAGACGGGCGGCGAAAGCGATCGAGGCCATCCGCGCCGACTGCGCGCGCACCTCGATCGACACGTCGCAATTGCCAGAGTAGGTCAGGCGGAATTCGTTGCGTTTCTCGGGATCGGGCGACTCGATCCGGCGCGGGGCGTCGAACAGGAAGTCCGCATAGCCCAGCCATCCGCCTGCGGAGAGCGGCACGAGGCACCCCTGGCGCACGGTATCGCCCCCGGCCGCGGTGCCGGTGTTGAGCGCGGCGTCCAGGCGGGCCTCGATGTCGTCGCGGTCGGTCTCGTAGGCCGTCCATACGTCGAGCTGCATGGGGATGCGGCGAGCGCGGACGGTCCAGGCGTCAATGCGGGCCGCGTAGTGGGCCCGCAGCGCCTCATAGAGGCTGTTCGTGTACGCGGCGAGGGTGAGGGCCGTACAGACGGGCAGGGCCGCGAGGGCGCGCGCGGTGTCCGCTGCGGCGTGGGGGCCCTCTGCGATGAGGTGGGCGCCCGCCTTGACGCGGAGGTCGGTAGCGAGGGCGACGGCCGTGGCCTGGTCGGTGGCAATGGGGGCGGTGATCGCGTTGGTAGCGTCCGCTTCGACGTGGGCGCCGTCGGCGCCGATGGAGACGCGGTGGACCTCGTAGGATGCGCGCAGTATGTTGAGGCGGGCGATGGCCGTGGCCACGTCGGTGGCCGGGGTCGGGGAGACCGGGGCCGCGTTCACCGTCGTGTGGATCAGGTACTCCCCCGTTTTGCGCGGGTCGAAAAGCTCGTCGCGCGGGGTGCCTGCCTGGAGGATGGTGATAGCGCGGGGCGGGAGGTCTTTCGAGGGCCAACGGGCGGCGATGGCCGTGCCGCGGCGGGTCTGCGGGTCCCACGGATCGAACTGGGTGCCGAGCCAATCCGCAAGGGCTTGGTACGCGCTCTGTTCGATGGTTGCGAGAAGGGCGGGCATGGCAGGCTAGAGCGCCTCGTCGAGCAGGGAACTGCGCATGAAGGCGTCGAAGAGCGTGTAGACCTCGGCCACGCTGTCACGCATGAACCACGTCGGGCGGGTGCCCCGCTTCGCGATGGCGTGCTGAATAGCGCGGGCGACACGCTCCGCGGCGTCCACTGGGGTCGATGTACCGTTGCCACGGCGCGCGATGCGCCCGGCGATGACAGCGGGGGCGCCCTTGGCCGATGGGGCAGCGTCGAGGCCTTGCGCGCCTCGGAGGATGACCCACGCGAGGATCGGGGCGAGGGGCGGCATGTGAGGCCGGGAGCCGACCTCGACGGAGGCGCTGTGCGGGGCCGTGGCCACGATGGCGGCGCCCGTCGGGCGGTCCTCGCTCACGAGGCCGTCGCGTAGCTCGCCGAAGGCGACGGGGGCTTTGCTGTAGGGGATGAGGCGGCCCACGTCGGCGGTGCGACGGGCGGCGCGGAGGGTGCGCGCTTCGAGGGTGGATAGGTCGGCGCGGAGGGTAGCGGCGAGGGTCGAGGGGGTGAGGCGGCGGGTCTGGGTCACAGCGTCGATCCGGTCACGGTGTTCGTTCGCTTGATCACGATGCTATAGCCCAGTGCCCGATCGAAGTTGCCCGACTCGATCGCGTACTCCCCCGCGAACGCCCCAGACACGACGTAGCGCACCTCCACGTCATCCGAAGAGACGGGCGGGTCAAGCTGTGCGGGCGTGTAGCCACCGGCCGGTGGCCCCGCATAGTGTGGCGTGAGCTTGTCGACCCTAAGATCGCCCAACTCGTACTTGCCGCCTGATGCGGCGATCTCCCGGGTGGAGAGCGTGCGCACCCGAGGCCGCGGGTTGCGAAGGGGGAGCACCTCGTCATTGTATGCGCCGTCGACCGACCGGGGGCCGATCCACGTCCGCGTCCTGATCACCACGTCCGACGTGCGGAAGCCGAGGTCGTCGATGATGCCCCGTGCCGCCTGCATGACGGGGAGGAGCGACGTTCGCAGGTTGGCAGGCATGGAGGCTAGTAAAGCTCGCTGCCGGTCAGGGAGGCCGCGCGGTAGCGCCAGGCGTTTGCCACGCCGAGCACCCCTGCCAGTTCGTCGCGGTAGTAGTCGCGCAGCCGAAGCAGGTCCTCCAGTTGCGCCGAGCCGCCCTTGCGGCCCTGGAACCATCCCACGTCCTCGGCTTGCCGGAGCCCGGCCGTCGCCGAGGCCGCAAGAAGACGTGCTTGTACCTCGACGATCGCGCGGAGCTTCTCCCGGACGAGCGTCTCACCGCCGTCCACCGTGACGGGATAGGTCCCCGAGTGGACGCCCGTGAGGAGCAGGGTCAGGATCGGCCCGGCGACGCTCTGGACCGTCGCCTGCTCTTGCCGCGCGTCCACGTCGAGGACCACGCGCTGGCCCGCGGCGAAGCCGGTCACGTCTGCGAGGACGATCGAGGAAGGCGTCGCCGCGTCTGCCGCGGTGACTGCCGTTGCCGATGTCGTCGTCGCCCCTGCGTTCAGGTAGAGCTTGACGATCTGATCGAAGACGGCCGTGATCCCCACGTAGGGCTCCGCGCCCACGCCGAGGGCGTTGTAGCCCAGCTCAGCGCGGATCCGCATGAGTTCGGAGGTGAGGAGGGCCATCTAGGTGGTGGGGAGGGGAGAGGGCGCGGCAGCCCGGGGAGGGAGAGAGAGGAGACCTCCCCGGGCGCCGCTGGTGATCAGACCGCGATGCGGTAGCTGTAGGCGATCGAGTACTCGTCCTGGCCGAGTCCGTTGCCGGCCCCGGTCGCCGTCACCACGACCACGCGGGCGTAGAGCGCCCCATAGGCCGCGGGGGGCGCGGAGAGCTGGATCGTCTTCGTGACGGCTGCGCCGGTGCCCGTGACCAGCGTCACGTTCGCGGCGTTGTTCGACGGCATCGCGTCGCGCCAGGTGGCGCCGTCGTCGGCAACCTGCCATTTCGCGGTGATGGCCGTCGTGTTCGTGGTGGCGAGGGCGTAGACCTTCGCCGAGAGCGAGCCCTCCGCCACTTGGTTCATGAGGAGGGAGGTGCCGGCCCCGGTCTGGGGGGCCGCGCCGGTGAGGGCCGTCACGGCCGTCGCTCCGACGTTGATCTTCATTCGCGCGTTGACGCCCATGGGTCGTTCCTGTTCGTGATGGGGTGGAAGGTGGGCTCAGGACGTGCGGATCGAGCAGCCGAAGCTGTCGTCGAGGACGCCGAAGGCGCAGTAGAAGAGCCAGATCGCGAGCACGTCCTCGCCGTAGTTGTCCTGGCTGTTCGGCACGACCGCGGGCATCGAGGCCGGCCCGACGCCGACCATGCCGGGGCCGAAGGCCTGGCCGTACTGGATCGGGATGCTGGAGCTGTTGTTGGTCTGGGTGAGGGTCGTGCTCTTGAGGATGTCGAAGTTGCCGCACGAGCCGACGTAGCTGCCCTTGAGAAGGGGGTTGAAGTCCTTCTCGAACACCGCAAGGCGTTGGTACTCGCTGTCACGGGTGAGCTGCTCCGTCTGGAGGGTCGTCAGCACCATGATGCGCTTCCCGTTGGGGAACTGCGGGATCGAAGCGTCGTCGAGCCGGCGCTGCGTCAGCGCGAGCGTGGCGTAGTCCATGGGGTGATCGCCCACGGCCACCGCATCGTTGACCGCGGCCATGCCGGCGGGGTAGACGATGTTGGCATCCTTCACGCTGTTCCACAGGGCGACGCCGAAGGAGTCGATGGTCTTGTGGAAGTCCCGCATGAAGTGCAGCTCGGCGATGCCCGAGAGGTTGTGGACGGCGCGCCCGCTGTCGAAGCGGTTGACCTGGTAGGGGGCGACGCGGTTGTTGGTCGCATCGTAGGGGCCGGCCCAGCGCTTGACGGTCAGGGGCACCTGGTCGGAGCCGACGTTGACCGGCGTGGTGGAGATCGTCGCGCCCGCGCTGATCTCGCGGCTGGCGAAGGTGTAGGTCGAGTCGGTGAACCGCGGGCGGTTGAACCGGATCGTGTGGCCCGGCGTCTGCGAGCCCGGGGCGAAGTCGGTCATCACCCGGACGGCCGCGCCCGCGATGGGGTCGGACAGCTCGAACTGCATCTCCGGGAGGGAGAGGTAGCCCGCACCGCCGCCGGGGAGCGTGCGCCCCGGGATGGGCATCGCGAGGCCCGCCTTGGCGTCGAGGTCCATCGACATCGCAGCGAGGATGAGCCGGGCGTGCAGGTACTGCGGCTCCGGCGCGCGGAGCAGCGTTGCGCTGGTGGAATCGAAGAACTCGGCGGGCAGGGTCGCCCTCTGGATGCCAATGGCCATGATCGTTGTGTCCTCTGCCCGCTAATCGCCTACGCGGCGGGGCGGGCCTTCTTTGCCGCCTCGATTTCGAGGGCGTGCTGTTGGTAGTAGGAGGCGGCGCGAATCGGGTTCAGCTCTTTGAGCTGCTCCCAAGACGCGAGGTGGTTGTTGACAGGCCCGGGGTTGGCGGGCGGAGCCGCCACGGCGGGCGCGGTGTTGGCCGGCGGCGCGAGGGGCGGAGGAGGGGCGGCGACGGGCGGCGCCGCGGGGGCAGCCACGGTGGGCGGAGCGACGGCGGCCCACGTGGGCTTGAGCGCGTCGATCACCTTGAGCTGTTGCGCTGCGTCCTCGCCCGCGGCAGCCATCACGGCGGCCTTCTGGGCAGGCGTCAGGGCGGCCATCTCGACGGCCACGCGCCCCGCGACGATGCCTTCCAGCACGTCGGCACGCGCGGCTTTGGGGGCAAGTGCCACCGCTCGCGCGTTGGCCTTCTCGATCTCGCTCTTCTGCGCCTCTTCAAGCGCTTGCGCCTTGGCCACGGCGGCCTTGGCTTCGTCGGCCGTGGTGGCACCGATCGCGGCGAGCGTTGCCTTTTCGCCCTGGCGCTTGGCCTGATCGAGTCGGCGCTTGAACCACTCGGGCTCCGCGCCCTCTGCCGGCTCCGCCGCGAGGGGCGGGGTTGCGACGGGGGGCGCAGCGGCGGGAGCCGCTGGGGCGACAGGGGGCACCGCTGCCGCAGGGGGCGGGGCGGCGGGCGCAGGGGTGGCGACGGCGGGAGCCGCCGGGGTTGCTTCGGTCTGAACGGTCATGGGTCAGTCTCCGGTGCCGCGATTGCCGCTCGCGTGGGCGTGGGTGGAGAGCGCGTCAGCGGGTGCAGACGGAGCGGAGAAGGCGCGCAACCCCCCCCGCCCCGCGTCCGGTCAGGAGACCGGGGTGTAGGTGTAGAGGACGTGGAAGCAGATCCCGTGGCCCATGGCCCCGAGCGCCGCGCCCGCGTGCTCCGTCGACAGGTCGCCCGTCGTCAGCTCGCACGTGATGCCGGTGCCGCTCACGGCGATGGTCTTGGCGCCGATGGCCACGCCGGCCTCGTCACCGGGGGCCGCGAGGCTCACGCTGCCGGGCACGAGGGCGATCGTCTTGCCACCGTTGTGCAGCTTGCTGCTGATCGCCGTGGTGATGGCGAGGACCTGCGCGTCATCCGCCTGCGCGTAGGTGCCGGTGAAGGTCACCGTGATGTAGCAGGCCTGAATGCCGAGCCCGGCGGTGGTGAGCTTGGGGCCGAGCGGGGTGGTGATGCCGAACACGTCGACGATGGTTCCAGATACGACAGCCATGGGCGTGAGCCTCTTTCAGATGGTGGGGAGGGAGGAGAGGGTCCGGCCCATGGGCGCGGCCTCGGTGAACAGGTCAGGAGGGCAGGCTACCGGCGCCGCTGCGGGGCAGGCGCTTGCCACCGCCGCCGGGGGGCGGAGCGGGGACGGGGTCCGCCGAGGCCTCGGGCGCAGGGGGCACCACGGGCGGGGGCGCGCTGGCCTCGCCGCACGTGGGGCAGGTCGGGGACGCCGTGTAGGCGGTGGAGCAGCAAGGGCAGATTCGCATGGTGGCGTGCTCAGGTGGCGAAGCGGGGCGACTCCAGAAGGAGCGGCTCCCACCCGGCGCAGTTGAGGGTAACGGTTGTCGCAGCACCGAGGGTCAGGGACGTGACGCGGAAGAAGCAGAGCCGGCCCATCGTGTCGAAGGTAGCCGAGGCGCCATCGGACCCGAGCACCGTCGCCGTCGGCCCGAGCACCCATTCCGACCCGAGACGATAGAGCGCCTGGACGGAGACGGTGGTAAGGGCGCCGCCGACGCCGCGCGCGGAGATGAGGACGGAGCGCCAGCCCTTGCAGAGCGTGGCCGACGCGGGCGGGTAGTTGGTGTCGTTGATCGTTGCGTTGTCGGTCGCCGCGATGCCGGTGCGGATCGCGGTAACGCCGTTGCCGCTGGGGATGCCGGGGTTCGTGACAGCCATGATTCGGTGCTACTCCGCGGCTTGTGGAAGGTCGTCGACGGCGATGACCTGGTTGATCCGGTTCAGCTCAACCTGGAGGGCCCGCGCCTCTTCGAGTCGGGCGAGGATGACCACGCGGCGAGCGCGGAGCCCTGTCACCATGTCATCCCAGGCGAGGGGGGTCCCGGCCGCGGGGGGCGGGGCGGCGGGCGCCGCAGCGCCCACGGGCGGGACCAGCGTCAACACCGGCGGCGCGGGGCGCTCGGGCGGGAGCCCGGCGTTGCAGCCTTCGTTGCCGCACCGGCGCACCGGGCCGCGCCCGGGGTCAAGCTCGACGTAGGCCCGGGTAGGCTTGTCGCAAGCAGGGCAATGGATGGATGCGGGTGTGGCCATGGTGCGTGACGCGCGCGCTCATTTAGGTAGCTGCGCCGTTTGGCCCTCGCGTGTCCTCAGTGGTCTTCGTGGGCCCTCGCCGTCACTCACCCGTCCCCATGTAGTAGTCGGGCGCCTCCGCTGCGTCCTCGCCCCTGCCAAGGGGCAGCGCGACCATGGTAAGGCCCGTTGAGCACCGGCAGTTGCGGTGGACCTCGCCGGGCACGGCACCGCCGGGGAAGGGCACACCGAAGGGGCGTACCGTCCCGTTGAGATCGAAGCATCGCGCGCACAGTCGGGTGTCCCGCGTGGCGTCCCAGAAGCGCATGGGGAGGGGCAGCCACAGTCGGCCCGCGTCGCGCGCATAGGCCGCGCCAAGCTCCTCCCGCTCCGCGTTGTAGGTCGCGGCCACGTCCGACGCGGCGATGGCGTCCAGCCTGTGCCCCGCGGCCTCGGTCGCCGCGGTCATCTCCGCGAGTACGTCCGCCTGCTCCGCGTCGGGGCGGCCCACGTTGGCCAGCGCCTCACTCAGCCACCCCGCGGCGAATGCCTTGCCGGCCCGCATCGCCTCGGCCTGGTCTGCCTCGACCGTCGCCTCGTCGGGGGGCGGAGTCTCCCATGCGGCCCAACCCCCCGCGGCGCTCAGTTCGTCGAGGAAGGTGGAGCGGCCCTCGCGCCTCGCTGCCTCGCGCCCACGGGCGACGACCATCCCCACGCCTGCCTCCACGGCGCCCCCCGCGGCCACTACACGCGCCACGCGAGAGCCCGGGGCCCGTGCCGCCTGCCCCACGGCGCGGCGCACTACGGCGCCCAGTGTGACCCGCGCTGCCCGTTCTACTGCGGCCATCCGGTCGAGAGACCGGGCATGCGCGAGGACGAGAGCAGGGGAGCGGGCGGGGTGCGGTTGCATTGGGGGTGAGGCTATCCTAGCTTTCGAGCCGTGACGGCGCTGTCAGAGATCCCGCGGGCCCGGCTCACCCAGATGATCCGCGCCGTGCGGACCCATGCCGCCCGTGCTGTGCTCCGGTGCGACTGGGGACGGGCCGAGCGGCTTTACCTCGACGCCGTGGTGCTTGAGCGGCACTACCTCACCCTGTTGACCGCGCCGGGGGAGGCGCGGGAGCCCTGCGCGGTGAGGCTATGGCACGTCGAGGCCATGGCGACCGAGATGGGGCAGCGGCGCCGCGGCGAGCCGGTCACGCTGCCCCCTATCAGCCCATGGTCGGTCGAGGGGAGGGAGCGGGGCGGGGTGGACCGGAAGGCCGCGATGGCGCGGGCGCGGGAGCGGGGCTCGCGATTAGGGCGGCCGAGGAAGGTGCGGGCCGCTTCGACGACGGAGGGCCCTCCTCCTCTGCCGCCTTCGGAGCCGCAGGGCGAGCCCTCGGCTTGACGGGCGGCGCCGCGCCGCCGAGTAGTGCCGCGGCCTCGTGCTCTTCCTCCCGCTTGGCGGCGTCGGCGGCGTCGAGGTCTTCCGCGTATTGCGCCGGGTTGTCGATCCCGTAGAAGGGCGCGATCTTCTTGACCGCTGTCCCGCGGGTGATGAGGCCCGCCGTGAGATCGGCGCGCACGTTCTCCCCGACGGCCTTCTGGTCTGCGGCCGTGTCCGAGAAGAACGCCGGCCATTCGAGCCGCATGTCGGGCCCCATCCACACTTGGCGCGTACCCCCGCCCGCGCCAGCCACGCGCTGCGCCCGCTCGAACTTCGCCAGGATGGGGAGGAGCTTGTCGACCCCGGGCAGGTAGAGCCCGCCCCCGGCGCCGAGACGGTGGACGATGCGGAGGAGCATGGAGACCAGGGGGAGGAGGAGCCCATGCCCCACGTCGGCGCGCACCTCCACGTCGTAGTTGATCTGCTTTTTGTGCAGCCACTCCAGGGCCTTGCCGGAGAGTGTGCCGGCCCCGCCAAGCATCTCTTTTGGGTCCGTGGGCACCCAACAGAAGGCCTCCGCAAGCTGGTGTTCGAGCGCTTCCGCGTTCTTCGTCGAGCCGTCCAACGCGCCCGACGGCTGCGCGAGGTAGGAGACCTGCGCACCCGTTGGGTACTGGTAGGCCTGCCCCGGAGCGCGGCGCCGCACCTGTCCGCTGGCGCCCGCGGGTGCCGGCGCGCGCCACTGCTTGTTTTCCTCGGGGTCACCGGGCATCCAGATCGAGGCCCTGACGCCCGTAGCCGTCGGGTTGAACCCCGGCTCGACGCCGATCTCCAAGAGGAGCGGGTCGGTCGTCATCAGGGTTGCGCGGTGGCGCTGCGAGAGGGCGAAGTCGAGACCGACGATCTCGGGCAGGTGGTTCTGGTGGATCGCCTGCCCGTCGATCTCGGCCACGCTCCCTTCCTGCTTCAGAAATGGATACCAGACCACGGGGCAGAACCCGAGGCCGTGCTCGTACGTCTTGAGCGGGTCGGGCACCCACGCATCCGGCTCGGCACCGCCCGCGCTCGCCTTCGCAGGCTGGAACGTGGTGTCCGATGTGGAGTCGATCACGCGGCGGTAGAGCAGGGCCCGCACGGACGGGCGGCGCGTGAGCGGGTCGGTGAACTCTTCGAGGTAGGGATAGCGGATCTCCAGCTTCGTGACGGTCGCAGGGGCGGCCTTGTCGAACGTGGGCACGCACCACTTCGCCCACGTCGTCTCAATCGCCAGGCGGCCATCCCGCACGCAAGCGATGGCCACCGCCGTGCGGGAGACCATCGCGGCGTGCAAGAGACGGCGCGCGACCACGGGAAGGCGCGTCTGCCGCGCGATGACACTGATCCCGTGGTCGAGGGTCTTGCTCGCCTTCTCGTCGAGCCCACCCTCCTCGTCAAACTCGCTGTCGTCCTCGTCCGCGCCCGTGGTGAACGTGGGGAACTGGCCCTCGCCGAGCACCATCGAGACGTGCGACCTGACCGCGTTCCCCACGACCTTCGAGCGGATGCAGGGGGCGCGCTCGAACAGGGGGCGGGTGTCGTCGAAGAAGTCGGGGCGGCCCTCGTACTGCGTGCAATCGGCGTAGCGGGCGAGGCCGTCGAGGAGCCGGAAGCGCGGCGAGATGTTGTCCGCGAGGAGCCGATCGGCCTCGCGCTTGGCGGCTTCGGAGACGATGGGGGGGGGCATGGTCGGGGTGTCCTGGTGAGGGGGGTCGGAAGGGCTACCAGCCCACGCCCTGTTCGCTACGGTGCCGCTCGGGCTTCGTCAACAACTCCCACCCGATCGCGGGGGCTAGCACGAGGTCATCATGCGCGCCCTTCGCCGCCTCGGGCTTGCCCTCTTTCGAGACGATGAAGGTGAGAAGCTGCCCCACCATCGCCTTGTCCAGCGTTTTGAAGGTCCCCTTGCGGATGTCGCCCTCCAGTTGGGAGAGGGCCACGCTGCGGGACGTGGCGTGGTTGATCCAGCCCGGTTGGCCGTCGCGGTCGCGGAAGATCGAGGGGTAGCGCTGCTCCGCGGCCAACGCGCGCAGCACGGCGTGCCCATGGTTGTTCCTCTCCACCGCCACCTGCGCGCGGTTGAAGCGCCCCCCGAGGGTTGCGAGTGCCGCGGCGAAATCCCCGGGCCTGAACATGCCCCAGAGCGTCGCCATGTGCCGGCCAGTGCCGCGCTCGAAGACCACGGCGGCCGAAGCGTCGTGCTTGCTCTTCTCCGCGGTCCCCGCGATCTCCGCCTCGGGGCTCCAGTTCTCGGGCAGGCCTTCCGACGTGTCGGCGCTGACGATGTAGCCCTGGTTTGGCTGCGGATGCGCCCAGATCCTGAGCAGCCCTTCGCCCGTGGCGCCCATTTTCTCGGTGGCGATGGGGGCGACACAGCCCGCGAGCAGCGCCTTCAGGCGGTCCCGGTCGAAGTACTTCCGGCCGGCGACAAGGAAGCACGTCTCGGGGTCGCTCGGGTACTCCTGATCAACCAGGTCCTGCCCCTTCTCGGCGACCTTGCGCCTGTACCACTTGAGCTGGCCCAGCGTCACCCCGTCGGCGAGCAGACGGCGCTCCCGGTCGGACGTGGGGACGATGACCTCACCTGGTGCGATGGGCGTCGTATAGGCGCGCTCGGTGTACCAGGGGAAGAAGTGGAATTTGTAGCCGTTGCGGCCGGTACGCGCGGCTTCGCAGTCCTCGAAGAACTTGCCGCTGGCGCCGTTGGGCGTCGACTCGTGGACGATCTCCGTCCCAAGCTCAGGCGCGGGCACGCACTCGACCATCGCGTTCAGGGTGTCCGAGGCGTACTCCCAGAAGGCCGTTTCGGTCGTGTGCAGACGGGTGATGGTGCCGGCGCGCCCCTTCTTCGCGGCGCTGGCGAGGCTCGCGCCTGCTTCGACGATGCGGAGCACGGCATCCCGCCCGGGGATCTCCCACACGCCCGCGTTCGCGCGGGAGAAGGGGATGGAAAGGCCGAGATCGGCGAGACCCTCGAACATGACGTTGTAGTTGCGTTGCAGGACGCGCAGCGGCGAGTCGATGTCCTGGATCGACTGGCACATAGTGGTCACGCGGGGCGACGGGTGCGTGAGGAAGTGCCAGATATCCCGGGCCTGCTCCTCCGTCGTGGCGCCCATCTGCCGGCCCTTGAGGAGCTGGTCCCGGGCGGAGCGCTCCCGGCAGTACGCGCGCTGCATGTCGTTCAGGCGGAGCGGGATGCGCCCGCCCGCCTTGGGGACGATGCGGATCAGACCGCAGAAGCGCGTGTATTCAGCGAAGCTCCAGCGGATGAGCGCCTCGCGTTCAGCGCGCAGGGAGCGGGCCTTGGGTGGCGCGGGATCGTCGGCCATCTCCTTCAGGTTGCCGAGGGCATCGAGGCCGATCATGGCTTGGCCCCCTCGTCCGCGGGGGGGGGAGGGGGAGCGACGGGCGCGGCCTCGTTCGATGCCGCCGCGGCGCGCGCCTCGTCCACCAGGCTCAGCTCCAGGGCCATGGTCTCGGCAGCCATGTCGACGCCGTGGGTGTAGTCAGCGGCCGGGCCCACCTTCCACAGCTTCTCTTTGATCCCTACGATCGCGAGGGCGCTCTTCACGGCGTCCCCTGCCTCGCCGCCGCTGACGGCCGAGGCGAAGATCGTCTGAAGGCCCCCGAGGAGGGTGGCGCCGAGGATGTCGTCGTCGGCCATTCGCATGCGGATGAAACGCGCGGCCTCGGCGGCCATCTCCTCGACGTTGTGCTGCCCGATGCCCCACTGCTTCGCGAGCGTCGAGGGGGTGACGTGCGTCACGTATTGGCCCGTGGCGATGATGTCGAGGAGGAGCCGGATGCGCTTGTCCTTCTCGGCCTTGCCCTCTTGGCGCCTGCCCTTCCACCCCATCTTGGCGGTTTCGGGGTTCTTCGGGCGCCCTCCCCTGGCAGGCTTCGGGGGGCGGTTGGGATTGGGATGACGGGGCATGGGCTAGGGGGTGGACAGCATGGCAACGGCGCGCTTGGTGGAGACCCTCTCCACCGGGACGGGCTTCACCTTATGCCACGTCTCTTGGATCGCCCTGGTCTCGCGACCATTGTTCGTTTTCGGGGCGGATGCCCAGGCGTCGAGAGCTTTCTTGAAGTCTGGATGATTGAGCGAGGCGATAACGGATTTGCCCTCTGCGTTGCTTTTGATCGCGCCCGCAAGCGAGCCTATGTTTAGTCCAGTAGGAGTATGGGTCACGACCAGCTCCTTCATCTTTCCGCTCCCTCCGCTGCGCTGACTCCCGTCACCATTGAGCGCATAGTGTAGCGCATAGTCGCCCTGGCGATGGATCACAGGGACCTCCATGTTACCATTGCGCGTGGTGATCTTGATCGTGCTACCCGTTGCAGGGTTGAGCGCGGGTCCACCGCGGAGAGCTTGCTCGGCCGCTTGAGCTGCGGTCTTGCCCGCTGCGACCTTGGCCCGATCTGCGCGGCGCTCTTCCTTGGCGACCTTGGCTGCCGCCGAGTCTGCTGCGGCCTTCTGCTTCACCGCATGCGCCTCGGCTTCCAGCTTCGTCGCGTGCTCCTCGCGCCACTTGGCGTGCTCCTCAACGCGCGCCTTCTCGCGGGCATGCATCGGGTGATCCGGGGCGTGCTGCTCCGGTGCGGAGCGCATAGCAGCCGCAGCTTCACGGTGTGCGGCAGCCGCGGCAAGCTTGGTCCCCGTCGTAGGGTTCATCCCGGCCTCATGCTGCGCGCGGTCGGCCTTGGAGATCGCGGCCCACTTCTGAGCCTCGCCGATCTTCCACGCGGCGTGACGCGCCTCGGCCATGGGCGCGTGCTGCGCGGCAAGCTCCCGCGCCACGTTTGCCCGGATCTCCGGCGCCATATGCGAGAACTTGTCCGGGTTGGCCCAGTGATCGCGCATCACGGACTGGCCAGAGTAGGGGCCCATCTTCGTCTTCGGCGCGGCCTTGATGTCCGCGGAGACCTTCGCCGCATGGGCGCGCCATTCCGCGTCGGCCTTGTGAAGGGCGGCGTTCACGTCGCCGCCCTTCGCCGCTTCGCGGTAGACGCGAGCCGCGAGCGCGTGAGCGGGCATCTCGGATCGGTCTGCCGCGCTGGACACGTCGCCACGGGTCGCGCGCTGGTGGTGGAAGTCGGCGAGGGTTTCGATCTTGTGCGCCTGGAGGGGCGTCGGGCCCTTGGTGGCGGGGGCCCCGGGCTTGGCGATCCCCTGCCCCATCACGCGCGCTTCGGCGGCGTCGAGCTTCGCTTGATGCTCGGCACGGTGGGCGGCACGAGCGTCGGGCGACGGCACGGCCTTGACCCCGCTTGCAGCCGCCCCGACCCTCTCCCGCTCCCCCCGCCTCGCCGCCATGAACGCCGTCCGCGCCGCTCTCGCGCTCTGAGCCCGAGCCGCCAAGTCCTCCGCCCGCTTGCCCGTGCGCGGTCCAGCATCCGCCGCTGCCCCCGCTGCCCTCACCTCCCGCATCGAAGGCATCCCCGGCCCCAGCGGGCGAGCCGCGAGCCGCTCCACCGAGCCCACCTTGGCGCTTGCCGTCCCGTCTTTG